ACATGGCCGAGACCGCTGTTCCAATTGCTAGAAAAACACCTGACATATTAGCCTCCTAAAATCTCACGTCGTAGGTTATAGACCTTAATAGAAATGGCATAGGCTCGATCTGCGTGATCTCGATTGTCGGTTCCTTTTGCCAGCTTCCAAGCCCGCTAATTCGTTTGGGCCCGGTAAACAAAACCTCCTCAAGTGTTGGATCCATTAGCCCACTGTCGTAATTCTGGAGGGCCACCTGACGCGGCCGACCTCCATCATAGGCGGTTATGGCCAGCCCGCCCGTGCGTTCTAATTGAAGAAGCGCGCGGAAAATCCTCATATTCTGCATGGTGGGCGAGATTTCGCCTTTGCCTTTGTAGGGGTGCAGCACAATGCGCGGCACCTGTTTCAGCCCGACCTCGGCCGCGCTGGCATACGTGCTTGTGCCAAGGGTAATTTGGCCAGAGGCAACCGTGAACGCGCCAAGCGGCAAGCCGTCGCCATGAACCTCGACCTCTTGCCCTTCCAGCCAGGGATAGGCAGAAAGATTGATCGTTGAGCCAGATCCGGCGATTGATACACTGCAATCTGACATGAAGTCAGCGTCGAATTGCTCTAAGAAATTCCACGTCGTGCCAGCAAGATCGCGCTCAACCACGGCAAAAGCATCGCCACCTTGCGAGCTGCCAAATTAAGCGGCGTGCCCTGGGTCAATAATCGGAAAAATCCTGTGATCTGTTGGGCCCGGTCGATCACAATCATTGCCGAGGGAACCAAAGCCCCAGCTCTGTCGGTGCCTGTATTGGCGACAAGCAAAACCGTCGGCTCGTCCACGTCGCGCGCACGGCGCAACACAACAGAGCGCGGAGACGACATGAGGTGGCCAGCGAGCAGTCTAACCGGCTCGGCTGAATAGCTTTGCTCGGTATCTGTAAAAAGGTATTCGCGCAAAGCTCGGCCGTTGCGGTCAACAAACATTGTGCCGCCCTGGACATTAACCGGCCTTGTGTTCGCGCTGGATCCGTGCCGCGTCGTAACCTTAAGCGCAATGTTATCCAGAGTGATTGGTTCATCTGGGACATAAAGCTCGGCAGAGCTGGTAAAGATCTGGAGGTGACGGCCTGCGTAAATGTTCTGAATTGTTACCTGCTCGTCAAGGTTTGGCGCAACCACAATTGGCGAGGCAGAAATGGGGTCAGCATCTTCCTGAAAATCAAACAGCGAGCCCGCACGGCTACCAACAAGTAAATCAGGTCGGGCCTTAAATCCACCTAGCCAATGCCGCCCCTGATAGAACGCCCCGCACGATGGATAGCCACGCGTTGCACTCCAAAGGAGATCTTTGTCGGCAAGGCCGTATTGTAGCCTAGAGACTACGGCGGTCCCGCTTCCTGTCAAAAGGTCAACAATCACAATAGGCACTGCCAGCTTTGCCTTGTTGGCTAGATATTCAACATTAAAATTGGCGTTTAGCCCCGTGCCCTCCGCCGTAACTGTTACGTTGTCAAATTCATTCAGTCCTTCTATCGCGGCCTCAATCGCCGCGCCGTTGGTTGCCTGGCTCGTTGTCCAAGTTATTTTATCCGAGACCTCACCCGCAAATTCTAGAACCAGCGTGTCACCGTTGGCCATGCTATCAAAGCGCAGAAAATGAATTTCGTTTTCGCCGGTAATTGTGTTGCCGCTGTCAAAAGCAAAGCGCACCACACTATCAAATCCCAGCGCTGTGGCGTGCCAATCGCCATCACTTCCAAGGCGTTGAACGAACCAAGGCGGCTGATCAACATGATACAAAATCAGCGTGTCCAGGTTTGCCGTGCTTTTGATCGACTGCATTTGCGCATCTGTGTGAGGCACCCAAACGCTTGCCGTCCAAACTCCATCCGTGGTGCGGTAAATGTCGCAGCAATTCTGACTGAAATAAAACATGTACTCGTTCACGATGGTTGACGTGAGGCGGTGCAGACAAAATTCTCCAGGCGTGCCGCTGTTTGAGTATCCGGCTTCCCGCTGCAATGCCATTTCATTGAACGCAACAACGGCTGAGCCGAAGTCAGCTGCGGCCGAATTGTCCAGGACGAGACGCCAGTAGCGAGCGCTTGCTAGGTCAGCATCTGGAGCCTTTGCAAATCGCCGGTTATAAGACGTAGTGCCGACCAGGACGCTATGCCTATCGGTCCAGGTGGACCCATCAGGCGAGCTTTGAACCGTGAACGTCGCTGAGGCGACACCGCTGGGCAGCGCCGACACGTTTAGACCATAAAAATCCCACATTGAGACGCGACCGGCCGCGCTTAAATCGATCCGAATAACCTCGTAAGCGGCCGTTGTGCTGATCCCCGTAACAGTGGTGAATAGCGTGGCGCTGTCGCCGTCTGTCGCATTGCCTACGGTGCCGCCATTGGTTCCGGTCACGGTTGCCCCGGCAAAGCTTACAACGGCCAGAGGCCCGCGCTGGAGCGAGCGGAAGGCCCAACCCTCACGCCGCTTTGCGCCGCCCTGGGGCAGCGGAATTGCGTTCTCAATAATCCGCGCCGAGTTGTAGAAAAATGACACGTCCTCTCGGCTCCAGAGCAAAGGGTCAAACTCTCCAGCGGAAAGGCTTGTTTGAATGTGTCTGCCATTTGGCATTAACGATACCCTCCAAAGCGAGCGGACGCGATAGGATCGTGATCATCAAGAAGTGATCGCGTCGGATCTCCAGTGCTGTCGGCCTCGGTTGCAGTGCGGAAAAGACCGCCCCGGCCGTTCTCGCTCGGGCTTCCGTAGGCAATTGAGCGGTGAAGGCTTTCCTTGCTGGCGTTCTCTGTGATCGGCAGCGCCAAGGTCGAGGCAATGGCCTCAATGGCCAGCGTGTGGAAGTACCCAGGCCATTGGCTTTCAGGCGTGCGGTGAATGTACTCAATCACGACTTTCGTGTAATTCGTGAACAGCCAACGATCTTGGATTTCATAATCAAACACTTGAGGCGCACCGATTTGCGTGCTGTTAAAAACACTAAACGGCTTGCCCACTCTATCGGTGCGCAGCGTCGGCATGAGAAACGCCCGTGTCCATTCATTGATCGGCGTCCCGGCCGCGTCTACCACCAGAACCTTGCGCCGCATTGCAAAGCTCCAGTCAAAAGAGCTGAGCAGCTGTAGGATCGTTGGCTCGTAAAGCTGGTTTACCTTCTCGGCCGTGTCGCTGTCCTCCTCAAAAGAGGAGATTGCAGGTTCCCCCAAGCGGGCCAGAGCCTGAGATGCTACGTCAACTTTGCTGTCAGTCATATCAGCCCCCTAAGAAAAAGAGCCGGAGCCATAACAGCCCCGGCCCATCCTTCGCGTCCACACCCCAGCGGATTAAGCGAAAGCGTCCACAGCCGCGATAGTAACGACACCCGCCGAGATAGCGGATACGTGCGCGTCAAAATCTGCGTCCGATGCGTGAATATGGATCCGATCACCAACATTCACCAAACCGGCAGCGGTGTTGAAATAACCAGTGCCCTTGACGGCCGCTTTTGCGTCGGCGCCTTTGTAGCTCCAGAGCTTCAAGCCACCGCCCGAACCACTGTGGTTTTCAAATTTTTGCAAGTTAAAAGCCATGAGATTTATCCTCAACTTATGTTTCAGGAGGGGGCTGGCGTCAGGCCAGCCCGCCTATTGGGTTTACGCGCCGTCCTCGTCGCAGGTGATCTCGACCACGCCACCGGCGTCGATCTCAATGCTACCCGCAGAAAACAGCATGTTGGCAAGCCAGCTGGTTTTGGTCGGGATATAGTTGACCTCCATCCGCTGATCCATTCCAACAGCGTGACCGATTGCCGACTTGGCATAAGCGAACGTGGTCCGGTCGCCGCCTGTCAGGTCAAGCCCACCCTCAGCGCGCGAGGCGATCCACTTAAAGTTCATGCCAAGGAAGGTGTTGATATCACCGTTGACCAGGGCGCGAACTGTGTTGAAGTCCGCGCTTGTCACTTCGGTTTCGCCAAGCAGTCCCTCACGGCCGACGTAGGAGCCGACGTAAGTGATTTCTTCATCCTCACCCACGGCATTATCGCCCAGGAGGCGAGAAGCCCGGCGCAGCTTGGCAACATTCAAGTCAGTGTTGGCACCACCAATAGATGATGCAACGGTCAGAGTTGTTGCGGTTGCTTCCAGCGCATCGATGATCAGCTGATCTTCGCGGCGACTGATTGCCTTGGAGATGGACCCAGCAAGCTCCGCGCGTTCGGAGATGTTGGTTTTGCCTTCATCGAAAACGTCGGTGTATTCGGCCGCGTTCCAATCTTCGAGCGTCAGTGTGGTGTTGGTGTGCGCAAGGTTCATTGGCACAATATCGGTTTGCTTAACCCGGCGAGTTGCCAGGCCAGCGGCCAATTTTGGAAAGCGGTGGGTTGCGCCGACAACGCCTTGTTTCAGGCGCACGGTATCGCGCAGCTTGCCCATGTCTTGGTAAGCGTGCTTCACGTCGGCGTCGAAGCTGGCAATGGCCGCGACCGACAGAGACAAGGAACCAGCCTCGCCAACGAGAAAGCCGTTGAACGTGGTGCCTTTGAACGTCACCTGGATAACGGCAACGATGAACATGATCATGCTGGTGAACATGGAAAAAATATGGGTTTTGAGACGGGACATTTCGTCACTCCTTCAAGGTTTCAATCGGGGAGATCGAGGGCCTTGAGGGTCGCGGGCCTGTCGCCTAAGCGTGGGTGCCGTTCCTCGCGGGTCTGCATCTTGTGGGGCAATATGGCAGCAGTCGCCCTATCTGGCAAGTCTACATAAAAAAACGCCCTAGCGCTTGGGGCACTAGGGCGAGTTAGCAGGGGATCAACAAGGGAGGAAGTTGACCTATAGCACGCTAGATCGAACTGATCCAGTAGGAGATGCTGAATTGCCGTAAGCTTTTTCAAACAGCTTATTGGCCGAGGCTAGTGCCTGGTCTCTTTCAGCGCCTGGCTTCATCGAGCTGGCCGCATTGTGCCGGGCATATGCCTCGTCTTTGGTCACAGAACCGTCAGCGCCATCGGCTGGAGGGATTGGCTTTTCTCCAAGCGCACCCGTGAGGATCCTGTGAAAGATCCGCGCGCCGTGAGCAGTTCCGACCATTTGCAGAAACTCGGCCTCGTCGGCCTCATTGGTCAGCGTGCCGTCTTGCTTTAGTTTCTCTTTGTACGTCGTGATCGTGTTAACAATCGTTCCGGCCTCAAGTTGCCCGACCTCTTTTACGAGCGCGGCCATCTCATTTTCGCCGCTGATCTGTTGCGCTTGCTCGTTTGAAACGCCGATAGGGATGCCGCTTTCAGCAATCCCGCCCAGCCCTTCACGCATTAGCTGGCCGAAAGCTTTATCGGGGATCCCGAGCTTGTGCGCGGCCTTTCTAAACGCGTCGACATAGGGCTTGGATGCTTCGCTGTTCAGCTCGGTTGCGATGTTGTCCTCGTCGCCATCGGCTTCAAACAAATACCCGTCAAACGTATCAGGGACGGACCCCTCTAGTTTGCCTTCGCCTTTGCCTTTCTGAGATAGAGCCGTGCGCGCGCCGTGATACGCCTTGCTAACCTTTTGCAGCGTTTCATCTGCCGACAATCCGACCAGGTGCGTTGGTAGCTCCATGCCGTCGGGCAGTTTCCACGCGTCAGCGTCGCCCTCGGGTTTGGGCGTGCCTGGAGGTGTTGCAAAGTCCAGAATTGAGCTGCCAGGAGCTGCACCAGGAGCCGGAGCGCCTTCGCCCGCACCTTCGCCGCTTTCGCCAGCTGGTGGATCTCCAGCCCCCGCCCCGCCTTCGCCCGCTGCGTTCCAGACAGGGCCATGATATTGCCAAAACTTAAACATTGTTCGTTATCTCCTAATTCGCTGGGGTGTTTCTGTTTAGATTAGTCGGCAAGCAGGTTGGTAATCTCCTCGTTCAGCTCTAGCTTGAACAATTTGAGCCCTTCGACAACCCGCCAGTCACCTACGCGACGGCCTTCATCATCGACTAGGTGCGCTTGCTGATCAAATTCTTGGATTGCCACGTCCATTTCGAGGTTGAGCCGGTTGATCGCCCGCTCAATCCGACGGCGTGAACCGCGATTGATCTTTGTGCGTTTGAGCGTTGGCACCGGGACATTAACCCCATCGCCATTGTCGATAGTTGCCGCAGCCAGGGCGTTTGCTTGGGCGATTTCAAACCCTGCATATGATGCGGCTTGCTTGTCTGCTTCGGTCATTGCGGCGTTCACTGCATGAGCTTCGGCAATCTCGGCAGTGCCTCCGGCCATCGTTACCACCATGTCTGACTTAACTTTTTGCGTTGGCTTAACCATTTTCTTCTCCTTCATGGGCTCTGTTGATGTTGTGGACGATATCAAACACGACTTGCGCCATGCCTTCGCGGTAGAACGCAGCATCCGCGCCACCACCTGGCACGCACCGTGTTACATTCACATAGCGGTTGTACATATCCGCGAGAACCAGCCGACCGGCCGGGCTTGTGAAGATTGAAGCGTATAGCGCCGGATCCACCGTTTGCTTGATCGGAGCTGAGCCCTCGGCTTGCGCCATAAGATCCCGCCAAGCCTCGCTGTCTGCCCCATCGAATAAAGCATCTAGCCCTGTGGTATCATCTGCCATTCTGTTGCGCCTCCTGCGCGTTGACGGCCTCGACCGCAACATTCGGGTCAGCCCCTTGCTCGGCAGCACCTTGCGCCGCAGCGGCCTTTTTCAGCTCTATTTTTTGAGCTTCGGTGGTGCGCAGATTAAGCGGCACATTCATCAGATCGCCAAGGCGTGGCGTGACTTTCTCTAGGTCAACTTCAAAGGCCATCAGCTGATCGCCGCCAAGGGCTTTGAGCATTTCCATAAAGCGCACGATGTTTTCGACTTCTGACATCGCCTCACCACGCGCCAGCGGTGAAGTCATACGGACCTCAATCAGAAACTGGTCGATCTTGAGGCCCTGCGATTGCAGGATCTGCTTGCTTTCCAAGATATCAACAACGCGTTGAACCGAAGGGATTATGAACTCGGCATAGAGACGGCCAAGACCGCCAGCCTGGTCGGCAACCAATTCGCGCGCACGCTGAATGAACTCAGTTGCCGTGCGGATCGGGCCAGCCTCGGGCGGCAGGCTGTTATCCCCGATTATTTTCCTGATATTCATGTGAAGGTTTTCAAGAACCAGCTCGCCAAAGTCGATCCGTTGCGGATTGTCCAGGCGCTGGATGCTTGGACCGCTCGGCCCGCCATTGCTGCGAACCTTGATGATCGAATAGGGCTTGATTGAAACGGGCCCAGCTATCCCGTTTTCGGTCGCGGTGTAGACACCAGCCACGGCGACGGCCACGGCGCGCAGTGTCAGCTCAACGATCTTGTTCGCTGTGCGTATGTCAGGAATTGCAAACAGCACTGGCCCACGGCCACGGTTTTCGCCTGGCAGCTTGGCATAACGCGGCGTGACAAATGGCGAAGTCCGCGATTTGCGTTCGACCAACCGAGACTTTTCCTCGCCTTTTTTATAGAACAGCTCATACCGGTACGGCTGTTCTTTCTCGTCATAGTCGCGGTAAACAACGGCGCAGAGCTTGACCAGCGGTGGCGTTGGCTTCTCTGCGTCCTCTATCAGCTTTGGCGTGAGCGTTGCATCTGTCCACTCGGTCTTAATCGCATCGGCGCGAACCTCATGCCAAAAGAACCAGCGATCCAAGCGGCCGTTAGGGCCTTCATACGCGTAGAAATGAGACAGCGGCATTGATTGGAATATGACCGGCTCGCCCATAATATCATCGTTCGGCATAATCTTCATGCCGCCTTGCCCGATATGCCAATCGATATAAAGTTCATTAGACGCCGTGGGGAAGCCTGGGCCATTAAAGACCGCCTGAACGATCTTTGTTACAGCTTCAAGCTCTGCCTTTGCGTCCTCTTTCGACTTGCCCACCGCTTTCTTGAAAGCCTCGTCTGGCATTTGCTCGGCAGCTGAGCCTAAGCCAATTTCAAACCAGCTGGTGAACTGTGGCGTGAAGTCCGACGAAAGGCGGTTAGCCGCGCGGATCAGCGACACCTGGGGCGTGCTGTCCCAATTGTATTTGGTTTTGTCCTGACCTTCTTTCTGCTTGGTGAAGTTCTCTCGATCAGGGAAAACCAGTTCCATAGCTTCCCGGTAAAGATCGTCGGAGCTGTCCTTGTCGCTTTTCGCGGTGGCAATAACTTTCAACGCTTTTTCAACGGTCCACTGTGCCACGGTTTAGGCCCCCAATGTTTTCTTGAGCTGTGTGGACAGGTTTCCGATCAGCATGTCCCGGCCGCGTGTACCGCCGCCGCCACCACCGCCCCGCTCGCCACGCTGTTGGGCGCGCGCTGCGTCCTCGTTTGATGTCTGGCGTGAGGTGCGAGCCTCGGCCATTTGCTTTTGCGCCGCACCACCGTCGCCACCGCCGCCAAAAAGTCCGCTCATGGTCGCCTCCATAAATATAAGCTCATATCGCGCCCCGTCGGTGAAAACGCAGTCGCTGGCCCGCAATCTAGCCTAAAACCAAACCATTCGGCAAACCTAATTGCACGCGCATCGTCAGAGACTACCCAGGCGCGCAGCTCGTCATAGACCGCGCCACTGTCTCGAAAGATCGTATAGAGCCGAAACAGGGCGCGCAGCTCGGCCGCTGATTGGATCCCCGCGCCAGGGTATGAGACAAACCAGCCACGTCGGCCCACGTCGGGCATTATCGCCATGCTGGCAACAAATTCGCCTCGATCGTTCTCCAGGGTCCATGCCCACTTAGCCGAGCTTGCTACCATCTCCGCCAAAAACGGTTGAGCTAATGCTTCGGCTTGTGCCTCCGGCCTTAGCGTCAGCAACATCTCGTGCAATGTCCTGTTTCCCGTGATCCCGTGATGCAGTAACCCCATATCCGTCGTCTCCTTGCGTGCGGCCAGCCCAATCGGCTTTGACGACAGAGCGCGCGGCCTGTTTACGGTTGCCGCCTTCTTGATCTGAGGATCCTTGGAGGTGATGCGGTTTCAAGTCCAGATGAAATTCCTGACAGTCGATCCTGTGCCATAAGCCCTCACGGATTGGCAGCTGTCCCGCAACGGTGCGGTCAAACGCGGATCTGCGCATATGGATCCGGCCTTGGCTGTCTGTCCTGACCACGCCGGAGCGCGGCCACACGTTATCGTCATGCACCATGAAGCTTGGCAGCATCGCCACGTTGCCCTTGCACGCCTTCATCAGTGACGGGATCGATAGATCAAGATCTGGATCGCTCATAAGTAGCGCCTCGCTATTTCGGTGACTGACTGGAGCCGAGACAAAAGCGCACTACGCGGGAAGTCACCTCTAACTTCTGCAACCTCCACAATCTCTACTAGCGCGGCTCGCAGGGCGTCCATGTCGCAAATCGGGGTGTTAGGCTCGCACTGGATTGCGTGGCTTAGATGATGCGCCAAGGCATCACGCGCTGGGCCGTGCATTGGCAATCGGGACATGCAGACTTCGATTGCCCGGCGCGTCGATATCTCCGAACTCATATTAGGCCCCATGAGGTTAGGATTTCTTTGGCTTCATCAACGGATCTGACCACCGCGTAAAGGCCACCGCATCGAACCAGATCGGATTGAATACCCTTTTGCGCTTCGCTTTGGTTTGTCTTGGCCTTGACCTCCAGGAAGAATATGCGCCCTTGCCATATGATCTCGATATCAGGCCAGCCCGACTTGGTGCCGAGCTTGCGAGCTTTGGCGATCTGGCGCGCAGCCTCGGGCCCGGCCATGTCCAGCTCGTTCGGGCTGTGATGGTAGATCGCATCGTCAGGCAGGAACATATCGAGGAACTGTAGAATTGCCTTGTGGATTGGCCCCTCTCGATCCTGTCGCGGTGCCCGCGTGTCTCCGTCGGATTTGTAGAAGGCTTTGAGCTGTTCCGCTGTCATTCGGTTATCCATTGCAAACTTCTAACCTCAATTTACGGTGGGTTTGTCTCCGAATGTTTTCGGATTGGTTCACAAGCTCAAGGTGCAGCGGATTGCAGCAACAGCGATTGCAGCACACATGATCAACCTGGAGCTTGCCAGGGATGAAGCCGTAGAAATGAACGTATGACACCAGGTGGACGGCCACGGTTTGCCCGTCTAAATACATGCGGCCATATCCACCGCCGCGACCGTCTCCAGATGTTGGCCCTTGCCACTCCCAACAGCCGGTTTCCTCGTTGATCTCCACGCGTGACATGATCTTGCCGATCACTCGATCCCGCCTGCCCTGGTCCGTTATCATTTCTTGTACCCCATCAGCCAGCGGCGATAGCTCGCCAGGTTTTTGATTTCAATCGCAGCGGTGCGCGCTTCGCCACCCTCTTGATCCAAGATAGCAACGTGACGGCCGAAGTGTCTGGCCGTGTCGTTTACGTCTGCAATCTTTGGGCAATCGCGCAGCGCTTGCTTGATCGTGGCGACGGTCGCGCCGTCGGCGCCCTGGCAGGTGGGGCAAGCCTCGGGAAAGACCTTGCCGCACCCCTCGCAAACAAAGGTTTGATCAGTCAACTTGCGAGCCCTCCTTGGGTGACATACAGCCTTCGCGCAAGTGACCACCGAAAACGTAATGAGAGTGCGACCCGTCTTTGTGCTTAATCTGCTTTTTCAAAGCCCCAGACTTTCCGGTTAGCTGAAAATCCTCGCCGCACTTACAGCAAGTATGCGGGTCAAATATTGGCCTCGTCATGTTTTTGGCTCCATGTCGTTGATCACGGCTGGCGCAAGCGCCTGGTGCAACAGCTGCGAACATTCCCTCAAGTTGATTGACGCACGTTCAAGCCGGTCGGCCTCGTGATCCATTCCAAAGGCGGCTACTCGAGCCTGGTTGATAAGGTTTTCATCGCGCAGCAACGGCCCGCTGCGCTTGTTCCACACGGAAAGCGTTGTCCAGCGCTGGCCTGCCGGGCACTTCGCGTCGCCGCATCGGTGCATGTCGGCCGATGATAGCTCAACCGGATCCGAGCCGCAGAAAGGGCAGTGAAATGCTGTTTCGGTCATGTTGGTCCCTCGCTTTTGTTGATTGATTGCAGAATAGCGCGGCCGATCAGCTCGGGGATCTGCGGAACAACTGCGTTCCCTAATCCTTTAAGTCGGTCCACCCGCTGGGGAACCCCATTAGCCACTCGACCCACGTCGGGTTCAGGGCTCCAGAGTGGTCGGAAACGCTCATTGACAGCATTACCTGCTTGCCCTTTGCTATTCTGCGCGCAATCGCTGGAGATGATCTGTTCCCCCGATCCCGATTGTCTGAAGCGCTTGGTGTCGGCCAGAATTTTACCGCGTTTGGCAAAGTATCGGCCGGGTTGCCCTTCATTTCTTGCGCAGCCTTTCCCCTCGGCCCTTTGTAATCCCTTGTGGTCGGCGTCGGCCATAGCTTCGGGATATTCGCCTGTGCCGCAAATGGAGACTTCCCGTCCAGCATCCGCGTCGCTTCTAATTCCGTCAATTCCCCGCTTAACACCTTGCTGCGCAAAATCCTCACGTTTCCCTCGCAAGGACGGCCCGCCGAGGTTGTTGGGGTAGGCCACAATCCAAACCCTTTCGCGGCGATGGGGAGCGCCCACGGCTGCCGCTGGTATGTTTTCCCACTCAGCATCATACCCGCGCTCGGCCAAGTCTCCGAGAATTGAGCCAAACCATCCCCCTCGTTGTTCACTTGGGCCACTAAGCAATGCTGAGACGTTCTCCACGACAACGAATTGCGGTGCCAGCTCGCCAATAAGTCGGACGATTTCGGACCACAATCCACTGCGTGTTCCTTCGCCAATTCCTGCCTGCTTTCCAGCAACGCTAATGTCTTGGCACGGGAACCCTCCGGTAATGACATCAACGGAAATTCCGTCTCGTCGAAGAATGTCGCTTGTGAGCTTGGTAACATCTTCATAGCAAGGCACCTCCGGCCAGTGTTTCGCCAAGACCTTACGCGGGAACGGCTCAATCTTGCAGAACGCTACGGTTTCAAAGCCACCTGTAAGCTCAAGACCAAGGCTAAAGCCGCCTATGCCGCTGAATAGGTCCAGAACGCGCAGCTTGGTCATGGTTTGGCCTCCAGCGCGGCAAGGGCGCGTTTGCCGCCGTCCATGTCAATCGCGTGTCTGCCTTCGTCGCCTTCGCTGTGGATCAAACGTGCAAGTCTGGCCTGCTCGCCGTACCAAGTCAAAGCCGCCTCAAGCTCAGCGATCCGCGCTTGGGCTATGTCGGCGCGCGTATATTCAAAGATAAAAGGTGCAGTGATGTCGTTGACATATG